AAACCCTTGGTCACGAACCTGCTTCTGCTCGTCGTTCAATAAACCTTATGCTTAAAGACTGGCAGAACAGGGGTGTTCTTCTGTGGACTACAGAGACTACTGCTGTTACTGTAACTTCCAGTGTAGGTGCTTATAGCCTTAGTAGTTCTACTGTAGATGCTCTTGAGGTTGTTCTTAATAGGGATAGTACTGACATTCAGTTGGATCGTATCTCTCCTGAAGAATATCTAATAATTCCCAATAAGACACAAACAGGTAGACCTTCTCAGTATTCTATACGTAGGGGACGGGATAACCCTGTTCTTTCAGTATGGCCTATACCAGAGAACTCTACTGATATAATGAAGATTGAACGTATCAGTTCTCTGCAAGATGTAGATAAATCTGCTGGACAAAATGCTGACATGCCTACACGTTTTCTACCACCTCTTACTTGTGGTCTTGCTTACTATATGTCAATGAAACGTCCCGGTGTAGAAGCTGCTAGAATACAGATGTTAAAAACTAACTACGAAGAACTATTGGCTAGAGCTTTTCAAGAAGATCGAGAACGAGCTACCATGAGAGTTGTCCCTAGATTGAGGTATGTCTAATGGCAAGTAATAAGAACGCAATAGCCATGTGTGATACATGTGGTTTTGTCTATCCTCATCGGGTAATGCGTTTTAATAGCTACGGTATGTTAGTATGTCCTACAGACTTTGAAGGGCAGTTTGATCTAAAGAATCACCCACAAAATAAAATTCCTGATGTGCGAGATAACCCTGCAATACGTGATCCACGCCCTGACAATGGCGGTAGGAACCTTACGTGGGCGCAAGCCACAACTAATTGGGAAGACACAGACAAGTATTGGAACCTAATATGACAGACTTAACAGGAAAAACAATTGCTAATACTTACAAGCAACTACTAAGAGTTGGTGTAAGTACTAATACTGGCGTCAGTGCTGGTCTTACAACTATTGAAACTGGAGATGGAACTGATAGTTCTTTCCAGCTTGCTACTGAATCTGCTAAGTTTACAGGGACTCTTGCTGTAACAGGCAATGTATCTCTTGATGGTAATATCCATGTTGATGATAAAGTTTGTGCATCTGCCTTCTACGGCGATGGTTCTAATATTACAGGTGTTACTGCTACGATTGCAGGTAACATATCAGTTAGTAATGCCACAGTAGGTGGCAATCTTTATGTCAGTGGTACTACTACAATTGTAGGGGCTACTCATTTACAGGCTGCTGTATCAGTTGGTGGTGCAGCACAGTTTGGTTCTACGGTTACAGTATCAGGTGCAGCACAACTACAAAGCACAGTAACAGTCGTAGGAGCAGCTACCTTTAAATCTACAGTTACAGTAGAAGGTGCTGCTACATTTGATAATAATGTGTCAGTCAGTGGAACATTTAAAGTTCTTGGTGCATCTACATTTACTGCTAAAGCAGAATTTGAAGATGATGTATCAGTATCAGGTGCTTTAGATGTAGCTGGTAATGCTTCTATTGGTGGAACATTTATGGCAACAGGCGCAGCCACATTTGATAATAATGTGTCAGTCAGTGGTGGTCTTGTTGTAGGAGGTACAGTAACAATAGTAGGAGCCAATGTACAAGCTGCCAATGCAAGAGTCTGTGCATCTTCTTACTATGGTGATGGTTCTAATATAACTAATATCAGTGGCGCTCAAATATCAGGTGATATATCTGTAAGTAATATAAAAGCTGCTGGTAATGTATCAGTCGGTGGTGCTTTTTATGTTGCAGATACTGTTACTATAGGAGGAGCCAATGTACAAGCTGCCAATGCAAGAGTCTGTGCATCTTCTTACTATGGTGATGGTTCTAATCTAAGTGGTATTACTGCATCTATTGTTGATAATAGAGTTGGCGGTAGCTTTGCTGTATCTGCTAATCTATCAGTAGGTGGTACAAGTAATCTTACAGGTGCAGTAAGTCTAGCATCTACTATTAATGTAGTAGATGCAGCTACATTTAAAGATGACGTATCAGTAAGTGGTAATACTAGACTATTAGGTACAGTAACAGTTGGTGGGGCAGTAAGCCTAGCATCTTCTCTAAGTGTAGGAGGAGTAGCAAACTTTGCATCTACAGTTACAATTGGTGGAGCAGTAAGCCTAGCATCTTCTCTAAGTGTAGGAGGAGTAGCAAACTTTGCATCTACAGTAACTATAGCTGGAGCAGTATCTCTTGCTTCTACACTAAGTGTTGGAGGAGCCTCTAACTTTGCATCTACTGTTACAGTAGTAGGCGCAGGAACTTTTAAGAGTGATGTAAGTGTAAGTGGAAATACTAGACTATTGGGTACAGTAACAGTAGGTGGTGCGGTCTCTTTAGCTTCTACTCTTAGTGTAGGCGGGGCTGTTAATTTATTAAGTACAGTTACTGCTACAGGTAACTCAGGATTCTTAGGTACTGTTAGGGTTAGTGGTGCAACAAGTCTTGAAGCTGCCTTAAATGTTACAGGTGCAGCTTTATTCTCATCCACTGTAACAGTAGTTGGAGCAGGAACCTTTAAAGATGATGTATCAGTAAGTGGCAATACTAGACTATTAGGTACAGTTACAATTGGTGGAGCAGTAAGTTTAGCGTCTACTCTTAGTGTAGGTGGTGCTGCTAACTTTGCATCAACAGTAACAATTGCAGGTGGAAACTTGCAAGCTGTAAATGCTAAAGTATGTGCATCTGCTTATTTTGGAGATGGTTCTAATCTTACAGGAATAGCGGCTGGTGCTGTTACTGGTAACATATCAGTGAGTAATGCTATAGTTGGAGGTACTCTAAGAGTAAGTGCTGCCACAAGTCTTGAAGGTGCTTTGAATGTTACAGGAGCAGCTTTGTTCTCTTCTACTGTAACAGTAGTAGGGGCAGGAACTTTTAAAAGCAATGTATCAGTAAGTGGTACTACGAAGCTTCTAGGCACAGTCACTGCTACAGGTAACTCAGGGTTCTTAGGAACTGTACGAGTTAGTGGAGCTACAAGTCTTGAAGCTGCTTTAAATGTTACGGGTGCAGCTTTGTTCTCATCTACTGTGACAGTAGTAGGGGCTGGAACATTTAAAAGTAATGTATCAGTAAGTGGTAACTCAAACTTATTAGGCACAGTTACAATAGGAGGTGCTGTATCTATAGCTGGTGCTTTAAGTGTAGGTGGTGCTACTAATCTTCTAGGTACAGTTACTGCTACAGGTAACACAGGGTTCTTAGGAACTGTTAGAGTTAGTGGAGCTACAAGCCTTGAAGCTGGTTTAGTTGTAGGTGGTAAGGCAGAGTTTAATGATGACGTTTGTGTATCAGGTAATAGTCAATTAGTAGGTACTCTAAAAGTTACAGGAGCTACTACTGTTACAGGTAATACAGGATTCTTAGGGACTGTTAGAGTAAGCGGAGCTACAAGTCTTGAAGCTGCTTTAAATGTTACAGGAGCAGCCTTATTCTCTTCTACTGTTACAGTAGCTGGTACTGCTATCTTTGAAGGAGCGGTATCAGTAAGTGGTGCAGTTAATATAGCTGGTAATACTTCTGTAGGAGGAACCCTTGTAGCTACAGGTGTAGCAACATTCGCCGCAGCACCGGTATTCCCTGATGGTTCCATTGCGATTGCCGATCTTGATATTGATGGTGGAACTGACATTGGCGCTGCTATTGTTGATGCCGATTTATTTATCGTTGATGATGGTGCTGGTGGTGCAAACAGAAAAGTTGCAGCATCAAGATTGAAAACATATGCCGGTGGTGGTGGCCTCGCAACCGTCCAATTTTTTAGTGCTAACGGTACTTGGTCAAAACCAAGTGGCCTTGTAAGAGCGCAGGTTTGGGTTATTAGCGGTGGTGGTGGCGGTTCTGGTATAGGGCAAAACGGTGGTGCTGGCGCAGGCGGTGGTGGTGGCTGCTCCTTTGAAATAATAGAAGACGGCTCTCTCGGCGGTACGGAAACTGTTACCGTAGGAGCTGGAGGTGCGGCAGGAGCCACTGGCGGAAACAATTCTGGGTCTGTCGGTGCGGCATCTTCCTTTGGGTCTCATTTGTCAGCAACTGGTGGAGGTGCCGGCAGCGGTTCTGGAAATTCCGGTCTTGGTGGAATAGGTTCTGGCGGCAACATTAACTTTCAAGGAGGCGATGGCGGTAAGGGTGCTTACAGTGTAACTGACGGATCGGGTGGCGTGGGTGGAGACAGCTTCCTCGGAGGTGGCGGTCGAGGACAGGGTAGTACGGCTGGCGGAGCTGGACATAATTATGGTGGCGGTGGTGCAGGTGGTCAGAATCAAGCTGGCGGAGCTGGTGCTGGTGGCTGTGTCGTGGTTTGGGAATATTACTAAGAGCTAGAAGTGGTAGAAATTTTATTAGGAGTTAGAAGTGGCAGAAATTTTATTAGGAGCTAGAAATGGCACACGCATTAGTTTTTGAAAACAAGGTTGTCCAGATCGAGGATGCGAGCTTTCCCATTCACTCATCTTTTACATGGGTTGATATCTCAAGTCTTGATCCGCAACCAGAGGTTGGTTGGACTTATGACGGGAGTGCTTTTGCAGCACCAGTCCTTCCAACACCATCATCGGGAAATATTAAGCAAGAGGCCTCGCAGCGGATTATTGAAAAGTACCCAGATTGGAAGCAACGTAATATGACAACTCGTGGTGTCGAGCTTCAAGAACTTTGGAGACAAAATGGAACTTGGACAAGTGGAGAGACTTCCGAAAACACAGCACTTAAAACATCATGGGCTTGGATCAATTCTGTTCGAGCAGCTTCAGATACGCTCGAAAGCTCGTTACCGAAGGACTATCAGGATGATTCTCACTGGCCTTCTTCATAAATGGATAGATCATGTTGCAGCGGTCAAAGCTACCCATGCAAAACTTAATAAAAGTTAAATTAGAATAATATGTTTTATTATATAAGTGTTATCGCTTACATTGCATTAGCTCCTCTTAATGTACCAATAGTTGAAAAGGGAGTAACAGGTCTATTTCCTGAGATGTATCTTTGTGAAACTTATAAGGCTCAAGTAGAAGAATTAATAAGTAAAATAGATACTGCTGAACTAACAACTTCTAAATGTATAGAAAATATAAATATTTAATAATAAGGTAAAAGATTAATGTCAGCTTTTCAAAGTTTTTTATTGATGTCTAAGTCTCAGATAAATATAATTATAACTACAACAGTTACTGATTATAATTTAAAGAGTGCAGTCTCAGCTTTGGGTTATAATGTTGCAGCACCCTTAAATGTAAATCTTAAAGTTAGAAGTGTTATAGGTTCTGACAATACTGATGGTGTTACTATAAGCTATGCTTTTGAGACTGGAACTAATTGGGCATCTGGTTCTAATATTGAAGTTAGTGTAGCTTCTAATGGTTATATTGTAGGTGCTGGTGGTACTGGTGCTGCTGGCATATGGAAGCAAGGTGGTTATTCTGGTGCTAATGATGGTGGAAGGGGTGGTTCTGCTATGCACATAGGAACTTCTATTAAACTAGTAAACGCTGGAACAATTGGTTCTGGAGGCGGTGGTGGCGGTGGCGGTGGCACTGGCGCAGATTATTATAGTGACACAGGCTGTGGCGGAGGCGGTGGTGGTGGTGCTGGACACATAGTAGGTTCCGGTGGTACTTCTGCTACAAGTGATAGTGGTTTTGGATGGGCTACTAACTCTAGTGAACCCGGTGCAGATGGAACTTTAACGGCTGGTGGTGCAGGTGGTGCAGCAGGTACTACTCAAGGACCACACAGCGGTAATCAAACAGGTTATGCTGGTGCTACTGGTGGTGCTTTAGGTGCTAGTGGTAGTGATGGAACTGCTTATACAGGTCGTGGTGCTGGTGGTATTACAGGATATATGGCAATTGATAACTTTAGTTCTCTTGTAACTTTTACTTCACTTGCAGGAAGTTCAGTAAGTGGCCCAACAAATTAATAGGTTAATTCCTAATTAGGAGAGATTAAATGGCGAGTACGTATACGACAAATCTAAGACTTACAAAGCAAGGTGATGGGGAGAACCCTAACAGTTGGGGCCAGATTCTTAATGATGGAGTTATTAGTCTTGCTGATGAAG